CGCAAAGTTGGTGGTTTTGGTGTAATTTGCCATGTTTCTTCCTTAAACCAGTTTGCCATTCTTGGCTTGAATCTCAATCTTTTGAATGCTCACAGGATACCCATTGATCTGCACTTCATAACCTGTCTGTACAGTCTTGCCAGAACCTGATGTTTGACCAATCAAAGTCTGCAAAGAAATGCCATCTGAGTAGTTGGCAACAGGAACACCATTTGCCCCATACTCAGCAGTCCCATATTCAGACACAGTAGACTGAGGAATTTGCAATGTAGTGGCGTAATACTGCCCAGTGAAGTCATATCCCCACTTGATGATGAAGCCTTGGTTTGAACCACCAATCACCACCACAGCAATTCGCTTTAGGATGGATGTAACATTGGGCGCACCCAGGTCAGCATAGGTGGTGAAATACTGCAATCGGTAGGTGCTTGCATGGTCAAGGTAGGTGCCATACTTGCCAACATAACCATTCTTGCCAATCAACAAGTCTCCATTGCGTTTAGCAAGGAAAGCAGTTGGAGTGATGGAATCCCACACAGTTACCCGTGAGGAACCATCTTGCAAAGCTGCCTTGGTATCAAAGCAGTAGGTCTGGGTAGCAAGAGGAAAGTTAATCAGGTAGAAAGCATTTGACTCTGAATAGACTGCCTTGATGTTTGCCAATGTCTCAGCATTCACAATCGTCATCAAGTCATCGCGCACATTCTTAGACAAGTCACGCAAAGGAGCAGATTTCTCTTGTATGGTTCTGAGCAATGAACGCACACCACTGTTTGACAAAAACACCACATCACTGCCTGTGTTGGCAATAGAGTCCCTTGCAATGCAGCCAACATTGCTGATAGTGTCACTCAGAGACAGACTTGATGGGGTAGTTGCATTTGCATAAATTAGGACTTGACGCTTACCAAAGATAAACAAGAATCCATTGTGTGCCGCCAACCCTGTGATCTCATCAGACCCATTGGGCCATACCCGTGAAATGTCCAGAGAACCAGCAGTTCCTGTTGACCAGACATGACCAGCCAACAAGTCAGAGAAGTAGACAGTTACAGTGTCAGCAGTGCTACTAGCAGTCCACAAGCGACCATAGGCAGAGATAACAATGTTGGTTTGTGGAGCAGTCGCAACATAACCAGTTTTCTCGCTAACACGGCGGTATGTAGTGGTACTTACAGCAGGGTCATAGATCAGTGGGTCATAGCCTGACTGAAAGAAATATGTGATTCCATTCAAAGAAGCACAATGCCAGTTGCTTGCGGTAATGGTGGGGCCAGTACCTCCCCCCCCATAGGTCAACTCAACAACATTCGCACCACTCAGTTTAAACAGCTTGTTGTTTCCAGCAAACAAAATAGTCAAAGTTCCATCAGTCTGGACTAACTCATGGATGACTGTTACATTGTTTGCACCAAGGTTCCCAGAGGATGTGTTAACCCTTGAAAAGCCTTTGCGAGAGCCAATGCGCCCGTATTGGTCAATCACGCAGTTTGTGGCAATCGCAGCGTATCCAGCCGCTAAATCAAGCGGAGAGTCTTGTGTATTGAGTCCAAAGAAGCCTGGAGCCGATACAGAAAAGGTCTGGATTTGCTGACTCATGTTGCTACAAATTGCTGATTTTCTGGATACCGATTTGCCTCTAAAGCAATGTAATCGGATAGCATAGATCGGAACAATGTGTATGCCTCTGATGAAGACAATCCACCATCTTCACCACGCTCAACCAATGCCCTGGCATACGCACCTTGAGCAACAACTACATCAGGCACAAGAACAACAGTGCTGTCAGATGCCAAAGTTGCCTGGGGTATTGTCAGACTGAATTTCAGTATGTATACGCCATCAGGAATTGGGAACAAACTGACTTTGGTGTTGTAAGAAGCATCTAGTCCATCAAAGGTAAATTCTGTTGGAATTGAGTTGACCAAGGGTAAGAAGTTCTGTTTGCGGTTCATGTCCACAAATGTGATGTTAGTCAAACCAACATTACTGGTTGTGTTGATGGCATCCATCACCTGAAACTTCTGACCAGCACCAGTGAGTGAGTAGGATGGGGTTGAAGCCACAGTAGTCACAGTGATGGTTTGCCCCAAAGAATTCCAGCTAAAAGCATCCTCTACTTGCCGCTTTGCATCGTTTACAAACTTTGCAACTAAAGTGGAATAGATGGTTTCGTTGTAAGTGGTTACAACGGGTTCACGCAAGCGGATCAACACATCGTTGACAAGTTCTAGTAATGTCATGCTCTAGTCAACCCTTCTTGTTCAAATGTGGCTATAAAACTGAATGTGCTTGCCGACTGAGTAGTTATTTTTATTTTGTCATCTTCTTCTAAAACAATGTAGGCATTGCCATCAAACTGCAAATATTGTTTTGAAGTTAAATCGTATTGAGTCAATATATCAAGAGTGGTATTAGCACTTGCGTCATACCATTGAACAGTTATATGCTTGGTAGAGCCACCTGTATTGTGTATATACATTACAGTGAATTTGGCGTAATAGCCCTTTGGGCAGGTATAGACTGTTGTGTCTACTGCCGCTGTAGGACTAACTCCAACTGATAATGCTCTCATTTCGCCTTTGCCTTGTTCCTTGCGGATATAGCTTTAGCTTTTGCCTTTGCGTCAGCCTTGGAGTTTGCACCCCATGCTTTGAGCGAAAGAAGCAGTCTCGTTGGTTCACCATTCTTGAACTCAGGGCCATCATTGCCACCCATACGAGCCAAGAAACTTGCTCTGCGAGGGTTATCCCCCGACTTTACTGGTGCTTTGAGATTGCCACCAGTTTCTGCATTATAAGATGATCTCCCCTTGGCATTCAACCCACCTTTTGGATTTTGCCCAGCTTTTGTTTGCCAAACAGGAGATTTCATCTACTTCACCTTTTTAACCTTCTTTGCAGTCTTTGCAGCTTGTTTAAAGTCAGCAGCAGTAGGTGCGGCTTTAGACCCAACCTTGTTCATCTTCTCGCCAGAACCAGCCTTGATACGGGCCTGTTTTGCGTTAATATTTGAGTACAAACCAGGCTTCATTTCTTCTTCTTTCTAGGTTTAGCCATACCAGCTTCAGACAAAGCAATGGCAATGGCTTGCTTGCGGGAAGTCACTTCTGGCCCCTTTTTAGATCCAGAATGCAAAGTTCCCTCTTTATACTCACGCATGACTTTCCCAACCTTTTTAGCCGCCTTGGTCATTTTCATGGCATTTCCTTAGTAAACAATCTTGGCTGTAATCGTTCCAGTGACATAAACAGTGCAGTTGGCTCGTAGATATGTCGGTGCATTTGCAATGGTTATGATGCCATTTGCCGTCAATGCAGTACCAATTGTTGACCAATTCGTACCATCTAAGCTACCTTGCAGGGCTACAGTTGCACTGGTGATACCAGAAACTTGTAGGAATGCAGGTTGACCAGCATCTGCCTGAACTGCTTGAGATGCACCAGTTGCAGTAACTGCGCTTAAAAGGGTGATGGGAGTTGTTAACGATGCCATTATTTACCTCTGGTTGATTTCTTCATCATGTTGGTAGCAGTACGCTGACCCTTTTTAGGGAGCATCTTAGGTTTACCAATAGCCACCATGATGGTGACAGGAACACCTTTCTTCTTTGAAGGAGACTTTTCTGCTTTCATTGGCTTGCCATACATCATGATTTTTCCTTGGTTATTGGCCCACCAGACTTCCAGGCATCACAGGTGCGGGCCGCTGCACAGGTGAATTGAAACAGATCACAGTATCCCAAGTTAGCCGCCTTGACAAAGTTCTCGTCATAGGACAACTCACCCTCGTTTTCATCCTTTTCCAGACCAGATTTGATGCACTCCATCATCTTAGGAGTCTGAATGAAAGCGGCACAGTTCCCACATCTCATGCCCTTGATGACAGAGGTAGGAGAGTTATACATCTTGGCCTTTTTCAACCAGAAAGCATCGTTTGCTTCATCAGGGTTGGGTGGGCCATAACCAAACTTCTTGAATGCGTTATTCCTGTTTTTCAGGTTAACAGTTATATCCTGAGTGGCGATAGGGCAAGATACCCCTGAGAGCAAGCCTTTCATTTGAACAGCCTCTCACCAACATAGGTAAGTATGCCGCCAACAGTGGATGCAATGGTCATTCCCATCCAGAATCCACCCTTACTCTTGTTTGCCAATTCAAGCAAAGCCTTCACATCTTTGCTCAAAGAGTGAACTTCTGCTTGGAGAGCCTCAACTTGAGCCTCCAGCCTTCCAAAATCTCTAGCGTCTATATCAGACATTTGCAACTTTCCTTGGGCGACCCATGCGCCGTACAACTGGCGGCATGAAGGGAGTATCTGTCCTCACTTCATCAGGAATGTCAGACACTTCTTGTTCATCAATACGAACATAACCCTGATGACCCTTCATTGAGTCAATGTCATGTTGCAAGGTAAAACTCACTGTGTTACCAGACTGAAGACAACGAAAAGTAGCCATTGAAACCCTTAAATAAGAAAGGGGGGACTAGCCCCCCTATTCTCAAAGCACTGCCCGACCAATCACAATTTGCAATGTGGTTGAGGCTAAGTCAACTGAACCTGCTGTTGGGTTGTAGGTCACAATAGTCACAGTGTTAGCGGCAGAAATATAGGCTCTACGAACCAATCCTGCTTCACTCACACTAATTGACATACCAAGAACCATGTCACCCAAAGCAACGCCTGGAACAGCCACTGTGTCAGTTGCCGTAGCAGTAGTAGCGATTGAGGCGCTATCTAAAGTACATGAAACATCCCAAGTGTCTGAAAACAGGCCACGAAATTGATCGTTACCACGGCGGGAAACGACTGCGGTTGCTGCTGCCATTTTGATTTCTCCTAATAGGTTAAAAAAGTCCCCCCACCACTAGGGCAGGGGGCGCAACTGCAATTAGGAAGGCACAACCAAAGCGAACATGGCGGCAGCATTCGGGTCAGTTGCAGTGGTAGAAGTGCGCAGAGCCTTCACACCATACAGCGTGTCCGAAGTGAACAGCGTACCCAAGTACTCTTGTTTGTACTGAGTTTGTGAACGGATGCCCACTTGCTCAACCAAAACCATAGAGTCTTTGTGACCCATCAAGCAAACGCGGGCGATTGCAGTACCAGATGCGGGGAAAGTCGCAGTGGCAGATGCAGAGTCAGCGTTGCTGGAAGTGAACACGGGGATGCCGTACAGGTTGCCGATTTCACCATTGCGGATGGTGTTGCCATCACCAACAAAGGCTTGCTCAGTGTAACGAGCCAAACCCATCAGCGTGTTACGGCTAGACGGGGGGATGATGAAGAAGCGACCATCCATAGGAGTGTCGTTGTCATCCAAACGCTGAATGGTGCGGCGAATAGCAGCATCAGTCAGAGCAGTGGCGTTACCAGTGTTGGTGTTAGCCGTGTAGTCGAAGGCAGTCGTGCCATCACCACCGATGAAGCCACCAGCATAACGAGCGTTGTCAGCAGTACCGCCGTTGGCAGAACGACCCAACTGGATCAAGTCGGTATCGACTTGTTTAGCCAGGGCATAACCAGCATCATTGGTATAGAACTGACGCAAGCTGTTCAGGGCTTGAGCCTCAACGATGTCTTCAATCAAGCGGCTATATTCATAGTGCTTGTTGATCGACACTTGAACTTCAGTCTCAGTGGCTGCAATCAGCGTCACTGCGGTAGAAGCGGCCTTGGCAGAAGCAGAACCACGATAAGGTGCAGGAATGTGAACAGTGTCACCTTTCTTGCCCTTGAAGTTCATCTTCATAACCAAATTTGCCAGCACCAAGTTTTTCTTGTATGCGGCAACAATTTCATCACTCCAAATTTCAGGAATGAACGTGGCGGCGGTAGTCGTGGTTACCGCAGGGGTAGGAAATGGCATGGTGTTTCTCCTTAGAAACGAAAGTTAAGTTACTTGACCCGACCTTCAGAATACGCTGCAAGAATTTCATCATTCAGTGCCTCGTATCGAGCCGGATCGGTCATCTTCAGCCGAATCAGGTCAGCCCGTCTGTATACCCTCTTTGAACTCTCACCAGTTCCACCAACATCCACTTGTGCGGCCTTCATGCTCTGCTTCCTGGCGGTTTCACCCGCTTGCTCAGTCTGCTTTGACTTGACACCACGCAACTGCTTGTAAGTAGACAGCAACTCATTCGCACTATCGTAATCGAACTCACCATCAGCTTTTGCATACAGACCAAGGCGAATAGGCGATGATTTCACCCAATTCACAAAGTCCTGATCTTGAGCAATCTGAGTGTAGTCAGGATGCTCTTGCCCTAGCTTTTGCTGAATCTGCATCCTTTTGAAATCTACACCCGCTTGACGGGCTGCGAGA